AAGACCACGGGCTGCTCGCCGGGGAAGAAATGGTCTGGCATGAGGCTCTGGACAAAATTCCAGATGCAGAACGCGCCTACATCGTTGCCCTCCTTCGCAGAGGAGAGAAGTTCAATGCCCCGCCCCGCATCACAGTGTCCACGATCCACGGCGCAAAAGGCGGGGAGGCCGACAATGTTGTCCTGATGACAGACCTGACGGCAGCGGCGGATAGCGAAAGACAGATTGAACCAGACAACCTCAACCGCGTGTTCTATGTTGGCGTTACGCGAACGCGGCAAAAGCTTTACCTAGTCGAACCCGAGAACACGTACAGGAGCTTCGAAATATGAAACGTGGTGAAGTCCTGGAAAAAGCAGCCGCCCTGGTCTACGGCCCACGGGCCAAGAGTTACGGACCGGCAATCTTGAATCATCAGCGCATCGCCGCAGGCTGGAGTGTGATTTTTCAAACTGAAATCAAACCGTCGCAGGTTGTGAAGGCGTTGATTTGGCTTAAAATAGCCCGATTGGTCAACTCCAACGACGATGACAGTTGGGAGGACATTGCGGGGTACGCCGCAATCGGTAGTGAGATCGCAGATGACGAATAAATTACAGATGGCAATGTTCCCACCAGTTTCCGAGTGGCTTCCCCCCGACACTTTTCCCGACATAACGGATGCAAAAGAGATTGCAATCGACGTCGAGACCAGAGACCCAGACCTCAAGACCCACGGCCCAGGCTGGGCCAGAGGCGTTGGCGAGGTTGTTGGCGTGGCCATTGCCGTAGACGGCTGGGCGACGTACATCCCCCTGCGTCACCTGGGCGGCGGCAATCTTGATGAGCGCGTTGTCAGCAAGTGGCTCAAGCGGGTCTTCGAATGCAGCGCGGACAAAATTATGCACAACGCGCAGTACGACGCAGGTTGGATCAGGCGCATGGGCTTCCAAATAAATGGCCGCATCATCGACACAATGATCACGGCGGGCCTGCTTGATGAAAACCGCTTCAGCTACTCGCTCAACGCGCTCTCGTATGACTACCTGGGTAAAGTCAAAAGCGAAAAGACGCTCACCGAAGCCGCACGAGAGTTTGGCCTGGACCCAAAGGCAGAGCTTTGGAAGCTGCCCGCACATTTTGTCGGGCCCTACGCCGAAACTGACGCCGCGCTCACGTTGGANCTNTGGCGGCACTTCGTAACGAAGCTGAACACCGAAGACCTATGGTCCGTGCATAAGCTGGAAACAGACCTCCTGCCCTGCTTGATCGACATGACCTGGAACGGCGTAAGAGTGGACATAGACCGCGCCGAACGGACCAAGCAAGAGTTGATGGTGCGCGAAAANACGCTGCTGCGGAAGGTCAAGAAGATCAGCGGCCACAACGTCGAGATCTGGGCGGCGGCGTCCATCGCAAAAGCGTTCGATGCCATGAGCGTGTCGTACCCTCAAACCGAAAAAGGCAACCCCTCGTTCACCAAAACCTTCCTGTCCGAGCACCCCTCAGATATTGCCAAACTGATTGTTGCGGCCAGAGAAATAAACAAAACCCATTCCACGTTCATCGACACGATCCTGCGTCACGTCGCTGGCGATGGCCGCATCCACGCCCACATTAACCAGCTTCGATCCGACGACGGCGGCACCGTCTCAGGCAGAATTTCGATGAACAACCCGAACCTGCAACAAGTGCCCGCGCGTCACGCCCAGCTTGGCCCCATGATCCGCTCCCTCTTTTTGCCCGAGGAAGATCAGCAGTGGGCGGCTATAGACTTCTCGCAACAGGAGCCGCGCATCCTGGTGCATTACGCCGCGACCTACGGGAAGTGGAAAAACGAGGACGGCGGGCTTCCCGGCGTCCAGGAATTTGTCGAGGGCTACCGAAACGATCCTACCATGGACTTCCACACCATGGTCGCGGAGATGGCCGACATTTCCCGCAAGCAAGCCAAGACCATCAACCTCGCCATGATGTACGGCATGGGGGTCAACAAGCTCTCGCAGCAACTCGACATTTCCCTGGACGAGGCCAAAGATCTAACCAAGCAGTACCACGCCCGAGTGCCCTTCGTTAAAATGCTGACACAGGGCGTATCGCGCCGCCTGGAAGATCGAAAATCCTCCGGGAGCATCCGTAGCCTGAAAGGCCGCAAATGCCGCTTCGACAAATGGGAACCCGACACGTTCCTGATGCATAAGGCCATGAGTTGGGATGAAGCCGTCGCGGCCCACGGCCCAACGACCAGACTCAAAAGAGCGATGACCTACAAGGCGCTGAACCGTTTGATCCAGGCATCAGCCGCCGACATGTGCAAGCAGGCCATGGTCAATCTCCACCAAAAAGGTGTAACGCCAATGATCATGGTGCATGATGAGTTGGACTGCTCCGTGTCTTCCCTGGCCGAGGCTCAGGAAATAGCAGACGTCATGGTCGAGGCGCTGCCGTTGGAGGTGCCTTCAAGATGCGACATCGAAATCGGCCCCTCCTGGGGAGAGGCCGTAGAGCCTTAGTCGCCGCTATCCAAACCCGCAATGATCTCATTTGTGGTCAGGACGGCCTGTGGCACGGGTTTAAGGCGGTAAGGTTTACCGGGGTTGCGGCGCACAAACCCGCCGGAGGTGGCGTCCCATGCACTATCCATCGCGCCCGCCGCAACGCCCGCAAGATAAAGCGCCATTTTGTCTTTGTCGCCGCTGCAAGCCTCATCTGCATCCGCGAGCAAAAAATTAATTAGATCTGCATCCATCGAAAACCTCCTTCAAGGTACGGGTTTGTTCTTCAGGTGTGAATTGATCAGGCGGCAATCGCCAATGAATCTTGCCGTGCAGATCATCGACGGACATGGCGCGGCAAACTTGTTTGTCCAAGGCGACCAACATAATGACGTCGCAGTCTTTCCTTGACAGCCGCCGCCGAGCCTTGACGCCGCCGATCTTGCCTGTAATGAGAAAATCATAGCATATTGCGCCGTTGTATTGAGTGGAGATCCGGCGCGGGTGCAGCGTCGATTTCACCTGGACGCGCACCACGGTTTCGCCACAAAAGGCCACGAGATCGATCCGCTGCACACCAGCGTGTATGACATCCCAACCGTTCATACCCTGGATCACCGAAGCGGCCAAGAACTCCCCCTCGCGCCCGTTGTTGATTTTCAAGTGTTTCCCCGCAAGAACCCTTGTTTTTCGGCAGATATTCGCATATATTCTCTCCCACCAGGAGGTGCCAAAATGGACACGAAGAAATGGAAGTCAATCCTTGTTCCCCGAGAGGTGTACGAGGAAGTTGTAAAAATTGCCCACTCAGAAGGACGAACCATCAGCGGTCAGTTGCGNGTNATNTTTTCNCAATGGTATATGGCGCTGTACAACGGAGCCTCGAAAAACGAGAGCTAAGGGTTTGGCACAGACCAAGCCTTCACGAGACCGTCTAAAAGACGACGCTGTTCTTGCACGTTTTGCTGGATGTGCAGAGTGCGCTCGTCTATGCGCTCTTGCCGACGCGAAATCTCCCCCAGGCTAATGACCGCAGACTCGACTTTGTGGATGCGGAGATCTTGACTCTCGTTCTGTTGAAGAAGTTGACCCCACGCCACGGCTGCGCCAAGGGCAACGATGCCCGCCGGAAGCAACGGGAGCCATTTCTTAGTCATCGTCTTTATCGTCGTCTTTGGGAGGCTTACGGTCTTCCGGCGCGACATATGGCCCGCCGCCGATGAAATCGTGGAAATTCTCCTCCAAAAATTCGTACACCGTTTCGGTTGGGATGCTCCACCCCATGTGCGTGATGGCCTGGAAATGCGCCGCCGATACTCTCGACGGAACCCCAATCATCTCGTATTGCTGTCTGTCGTCCGAATAGGCAAAAAGCGCCCCGCCGGAATTGCCAAAGATGATTGGCGGTGTCGCCAATTGGTACCGGTAGCCATTGATGATTTGTTCGCTGAAGGCCATCTCGCCCGAGGTCATAAAGGGCGGGTAGCCCAGTCCAGCGCCCACGGCCCAGACTTTTTGCCCCAGTTTGGGAACTTCGTCCTTGGGCAGTAGACTGGCAACCTGATCGACGCCACGCTCAAAATCACGGAGTTGCAGCAACGCCAGATCTCTCTGCTCATCATGCGCCACGATGTCGGCAAGGCGTCCACGAGTGCCAACAGACCGCGCGCATCGAACGTAATCGAACCAGAACGCCGTGACCGGTGACCGCGTTTCACGCTTCACTTTGCGCGATTTCCGGGGGGACCAGACCTCCGTGATCGTGATGCCCCGGCCTATGACGTGGTAGTTGGTGAGGATGTAAGTCTCGTATTTCTTCGCGGGCGCTACACCGTGGTCTTTGGAATAGATCACAGTTCCTGAGCCACTCGTATCGATACGAACCGCAGTGTTCAGCATCTCCGTATGCTGTGGGCCACAGTCAGCGGCAGCGGCAGCAGTGACAATCCCAGCGCATAAAATGAGTGCAACCAGCGCCGCAGCTTTTAAAAACTTCATAGTCTTTTCCTTACTTAGTTTTTGCCAAAAACTGATCCGGTAAGTAATGCTCCAAATGCTAAATGGAAGAGTCCGCCCCCCATTAACGTGAACGGATTATGCTGGCCTG